GGGCTTCTCACCCCGGGGACGGTCTATAACCCTGTTAGGTTATAGGCCGCAGAGGTTTTCCACCTCTGCCATTCCGTCTCTGGCATGATTCTGCCAGACGGATCGACACCATCCCAAAAAGGGGTGATGCCGAGCTTCGAGGTATAACGACCACTATCATTCCTGATAGTGATCTTACCACTCCGAAGACTGCCGTGAAGAAGCGCTTGTAAAAGACCCGCTGCGTTATAATACCGCAAGCGATCTCCCTTAGGCGCTCGGATGCTACACTCTCCCACCTGTAGAGAAATGGGACGCCTGGAGGCTCGACGGTACATTAATGAACCGAAGAGTCCCTTGGCGTACCGCTCTTTAGGTAAAAGGAAGCGTGGCACCTTTATCCCAGCATCGTCGTTTTCAGAGTACGGAACCAGGAGGTTTCCGCAGAACTGTCGTAAATAAGCAACAGTCCTAGGCAGATACACACCGGTTCTAGCACCGAAAGCTACGAGCTGGTTAATCACAGCATAAAGAGAATCACGTTCGAGGTTCTTCACATAGACACCCCGAACATTTGTGCCACGAAAGTAATCGTGACCACATGATTCTCTAAAAGGACCTTCAATAAAGGTCTTATCTGCGTTATGCTGGAAACCTAGGAGGTGCAATAGCCGAAGAACATCTTTGGCTATCTCGGTTGGACATATGATGTCGTCCCCGAAAACTCCCCAAGTACCAACATGTGAACCTCTAGGGTGTAAGGGTTTTATTCCTCTAGCCCGAAAGGCCGCAGACACGATGGAGCTGAAAATCATGGTTTGAAGCGGGAAGGTAAATCCATTACCCATCGTCGAAACCATATGAAGCTCTAGCAATTCCTGTCGGTACCTAGCTGTAGGCGTACGGAGAAGATTAAGCCAAGATACAAACCATGGCGGCATCATCTCTTTAACCATACGGCGAGATATTGAGTCCGACGCGGAAGATAAATCGATCGTGACTAATCCATTAGTCAGAGAACCGATTCTAGCTAACTCTCGATTCTTGAACTGCTGCGTTGAAAAGTCTATACCATAGACTTGGCGCAATCTGCCGTTCAAAACATCTGCAAGCCCAAGTTGAAAGAACGTATTCAACGTGGGTTCAACGCAGATAGACCGAGAGACATCGACAGTCTTCGGAACGAAGCACAAGTTACCATCTCGAACTATGCGCATAGCTCCATATCTGTGAGAACGAGTTTCCTCAGCCTCACAGTAAGAAACGGAGCGACGTGCTAGCCTCTGGTAAGCCAGATTGAGGATGTCAGACGTGCCGGTAAGAGGAGAGTCAAACAACTTTGTATAAAAGTCGCTAGCTCTCGCCATCCGGCTGCTACCAGGTCCAACTCTAGAGCCCTCAAAAAGCTCTTCGAGCGAACCAAATAGCGGCATGCCATCTGGGTGCAAGAAGTCGTCGAGTGAGCGTTTAAACTCACCGACGAGAATCTCATCCCAGGTGGTCTCGCACGATAAGACCCAGTCCTGACACCGTTTATTAACGGCGACGAACTTCTCAAAGGCGCGGTTATCGGCATCGTTACGGTCTGAAACTGAAGGAACGAATTTCTTCAGCAAAGACTTTGCAATGCTTATCGCCGCAAATTCCTTTACCGAGATATCACTCCATATAGCAATATCCTGTTTAAAGGATAACGCTATATAAGCCTCTTTACAGAGGTGGGGCGATAGGTCCTCAAGGAGATGCACAAAAAGAGCGTCAGAAGAAGCCTTCATAACGAACCTCCGTGAAGGTTTAGCTGTCAACACACATCATCTCAAGCGGTTACTTACGCTTAAAGATGATGTCGAGCAGAAGTTCGACAATCAGCAGAATCAGCCGACCGCCGACTTCGCTCAGTGCCCGGAACATCGAGCGCATCTGGGTTACATCACACCAGAGACGCCGGTGTCGCCGATGCCAGCAGACTGCTGGTTAAGCAGTCCGATATGGCATGACAACGCAGCACGGATGTTCGCCGCGTCAGCCGTATCCGCGCCAGCAGGCACATGGATGATCGTTTCGATCAACATGGTCTGCGAAGCCTGGCCTGCCAGAGGCGTCACACCCTTACGGGTGATCAGCTTGTAGACGTTTCGCGGAACGGGAAACACGACGCCCGTCACTGGGTTCGGTGTACCAAGGATTTTGAAGACCTTGGGCCGAACAAACGTACCAGTGAACGGCCGACTCACCGAATGCACATCGACACCAGTCTGCGTACCGCCAAGGGCGGTAACTGCATGCTGTCTGCCGTTGGCATCAGGCGCCACATCACTCGTAAGAGTGTAAGTAGGCGAGGTGAGACCGGTTTGGGCTGCTCCTGTAACAGGAGATGACGGACTATACATGGATGTTCTCCAGTAGAAGTGAACTTCAAAGCGTATTGCTTAGAAGAAGGGAGCGAGCTGCTTCACACGGGCTAAGGCTAACATATTCAGCCACTTCAACCCAAAACCTGGAATCTTGAAAACCAGGTCGGGTATCAGAGTGCCAATATACGTGCCTCGAGACCAAGAAGTAGTTCGCGACATGGAATAGCAAGGTTCCGACAAGATCGTCGCCACGTAGCCACTTTCGGATGGATGGATCCAACCGAGATGCCGTCGCTCAATTGCGGCGGATCGATGGATCGTACGGTTCATAAAACGAATCGTAGACCTATTGATGCACGCAGCTTCGATCATTCCACCGATATTGGTGAAGTAGTCGACTAGGAAGGAGTAAGGCAGCAGTTCCCATGCCGTAGGCACAAAGTCACGGAGCGTAAGCCCCACGACTTCATTGTCGAAAGCACCGGGTGAAAGCGTCTTAACGTCCAACCAAGCTCGAAACGTGACCATAGCGCGCTCAGCTGTAGCATCTTGAAATTTCCAGAATGCACCAGACGAGCCTATGGGGGCCAAAAACGGCCCCTGGGCACCGAGTTTTACATCGATGCCCATGCCACTCACTCGTTTAACAAAACCTCTCCGACCAGTAACAAGGGTAGCTAGTGCTTTCGCACCGCTATCAATATCACTGATCAAAGGGGCCCAGCCAAAAGAGTGTTCGAGCCAGGTCTCCGACAGGTACTTTCTACGAGCAGTCCGTCCTCGCACAGCCCGCCCTTTCTCTAGGGCAGGTATGTACTTAGACGTGATCCGCTCAAAAAGTGCCTTTGCCGGTCGCCTAACCATCCGTATCGTCTCACTTAGTTCTCCTAAAGCAACGCCGGCTTGAAACTGTCGGCGTGTGGAGACAATCTTTGAGACAAGTGCGGACAGTGCCTTGCTATTAGCTGTAGCATAGTCCATCTGCGGCGAAGTCAACCCCACAGGACTTGTAACCCCTGTGTGATTGTAATATTTCACCGCAGCCGGAGGCTTTCTATAAATAGCACGATAGGATGCATTCTTGAAGTCGTACTCAACCTTGAAACCACTGCCCGGAGTAGTAGCATTGCTACCCTCTTTAATCCGCTGGCGCCAGCCAGGAACGTTAGGACCAAAATCGGTCCAATCGGTCCAAGGCTGCACCGTAATAGCGGTCTGACTAGTTAAGTCAGAGACATTGGTTATATGGGTTGCGACTCCTCGTTTGTACTCCTTACGTGCCATATTAGTTGACCTCTGGTTGGACAGCAACAATGCGCAAAAAGCGCACGGGGGCGTGAGAACTCTCAAGTCGGGTTTTATTGCCGACAAGAGGGCGCTCACGCG